TTACTCCAGTTCGATTTCCAACATTTCAAAGTATTATTGTACTACCACAAGAACTTAGAAATCAATATAGCCAAGAAATTGAAGATTATATGAGCAAACCAGAAAATCTAAGATGGTTTACTGAATATGATTTAGTTAACATTAACAGATTTATAAAATATGTTAGAGACGCCGAAGCACCTCACAGAGAAGTTAAAATGGGATTTGATCCAGGTAAAGACTTTGACAACGAAAACAAACAATTTTCTGTACAAGATATGGCAAGAGACTTTAAAAGTTTCTTCACACAATATGATCAAAGAAGAAAGAAAAATTTTGTAGAAACATTTCCTAGATTAGCAGATTGGTACAATAACATATGAGAATAGGTTTTTTTGGAGATAGCTATTGTGACTTAGTATATAAGCATGTAGACACTCCTAGATCTTATAAACCCTGGGCAAGACGTCTAGTTGAAGACAATAATTTAGAATGTTATTCATCTGGACTAGGTGGAAGTAATCAATTTTATGCTATAAATCAGTGGTTGCAATTTGTTGAAAAAAACATTAGATTAGACTTTGCTGTTTTTACCTTTACATGGCATGACAGGCTTTATAGTCAATCTAGTTTTAACCAAGAGATTTTTTCGGCTATTGCAGAAAAACGAGATATTGGACCAATTATAAAACTTTTAAATACCTGGGACAATGTGGAAATAGAATATCCAGAAAAAGTTAAATTAGCTACAGAGTATTATTACGACTATCTTTACAATGAAGAACAATCCAAATTCAATTATAAATTACAGCTTCAATACATTTTAAAATTGCCTGAAAAATTTCCGGATACCAATTTTATTTTTATTCCTAACACCGAATTTGCAAGAACAATTGCTTTAGATAATTTTACCAACGGATGTTTAATTAATTTTGCATTTGAAACACTATCAAATCGTGAAAAAGGTAGTCCGGGCATCATGCCAATAAACTGTAATAGAGTAGGGCATTTAAGCGACAGAAATAACGATCTTATTTCTATCGAATTTTCCAAAATTGTTTTAAATTATACAGAGTATAAAGACAAAATTTACGAATTTGATTATAACAAATTTGATATTGAATAAAACTTTGTATATAATTATCTATAATGTTAGACTCTATCCAGCAAACAGTTTTGCAATTGATCCCTGCCCGGCGTAAAACTGGTCAAAACGGCTGGACGAGTTTTAATGCTGTGTGTTGTACACACAATGGAGAAAGTGCTGATACCAGGGGTAGAGGTGGCGTAAAAACGAATAATGGACAAATTTCCTATCATTGCTTTAACTGTGGTTTTACTACTAGCTTTATTCCGGGCCGGCATCTAAGTTTTAAATTTAGAAAATTACTTGCCTGGTTAGGAGCTGATGACCTCACAGTACGTCGATTGGTTATCGACGCAGTTAGACTCAAAGATCTCGTCGCACCGGAAGAACTAGAAAAAGAGCCGGTTGAAGAAATTACCTACGAAGCAAGGTCATTGCCTGAACAAGCACGGAATGTAGTTGAACTTGCTAATTTTTATAGTATCGGTGATTATAATAATGTGCCAACAGAATTATTAGCAGCAATAGAATATGTACATCGTAGAGATATTAATCTAACAAAATATAAATTCTACTGGACGCCAGAAGAAGCATATAATCTACATCGTAGAATTATAATACCGTTTTACTACAAGCAAGAAATAGTAGGATATACAAGCAGGGCAATTGTCGACGGAATAAAGCCCAAGTATTGGAGTAGCCACCCGGCCGACTTTGTGTTTAACTTGGATAATCAAAAGTCTGATAGTAAGTTCGTAATAGTATGCGAAGGCCCTTTTGATGCTATGAGTGTCGATGGTGTTGCACTCAATGGATCAGAATTATCTGACACGCAAGTTGACCAAATTGATAGACTGCAACGAGAAGTAATAGTTGTTCCTGATGCCGACCGGGCTGGTCGTAAACTTATTGATCGTGCAGTAGAAGCTGGATGGACTGTTAGTTTTCCTGTATGGCAAGAAACCTGTAAAGATATAAACGAAGCTGTTATAAAATATGGAAAATTGTTCGTACTAAAAAGTATACTAGCTGCTAGAGAAAACTCAAAATGAAAAATACAATTAATGAAGAAAAAATTAAACTATGTTTAAGTCTGCAGATAAAGTAAGATCTGAGCTTGGTATAGATACATTTAAGTTTTATATCGGCAATGAGCTATTTAATATTTTAAATCAAAACGAAACCGTTGAAAATAAAGATCAACAACTGTACGATGTTTTAGATTCAAGAATTTCACAAATTGAATTAGATAAAACATTTACAAAAAAAGTTGCATTACATTACCACGAAACTTTAAATGAAGAAATTATAATTGCTCTCGTAAAATGGTTCAACAAAAAATGCTGTAAAATTGAAAATGTTGTACTAATAACATCAAATACTTTAGGATTAAAAGAATGGTGTACAGAATATTGTAAATTAATGAACAAGAGAATGTTTACTATTCTTGAAATACCGTTTTCAAATCCTTATATCAACGATCTAATTACAAATGTCAATCAAAGAAAAATAGCAGAATCAAATCACAGTATAGAATATGTGTATGACTATTATGGAGGCCTAAGCGATCCAAATCCTGATAAAGATTATCTAGCTGCTTTGTTAATGTCTGAGGCTAATTTTGGATTTGTAGATTATAAATGCGGGTTTTCCAAGGACATACAATTTTTTAATAACTATCTAGAACAAATAACAGGATTTAGTAACAGATCATTATGCGATAAATTACTGTCAAATAGAAAAAAATATAATTCAATCGATAAAATTCATACCTTAGACGAAAAAGAAACAATCGGAAGAGATGCATTCAATAATGCAAATACAACCTTTAAAAGTTTTTGTAATGTGATCAGAGAATCTTTTATAGATCAAAATTTAAATGTAATTACAGAGAAAACAATAAAATGTTTTTTAAACAAGCAGTTTCCTTTACCAATTGGATATATGGCCGCGTCTCGTTTAGAAAATTTAGGTTTTAAATTTTTACATAACGTTATTGATTATAGCTACCAGACACAGTAATTATGGTACGATAGATCTTTAATGTTAGTACAAGAGCTTAATAGGCTTCATAATACATATACATTATCTGAACTAACCAACATAAAAAATAAAAATATAGAAATTTTAAATCACAATTTTAATCACATTACTTCGGGTCACTTGTATAAATTAATTCAAGAAAGTATAATTTTATAATGGAAAAAAATTATAACACAGATACACAAAAATTATTTTTAGAAATGATGCTGCAAGATGCTGAAACATACGTGCGTGTGCAAAACATTTATAACCCAGATAACTTTGATCGTAGTCTACGAGCTGTAGCTGAGTTTATTAAAAAGCACAGCGACGATCATAAAACATTACCCACACGTGATCAAGTTCAAGCAGTTACAGGAGTAGAACTTCGTGAAGTACCCGACATGATCGAAGGACACTACAGTTGGTTCTTAACTGAGTTTGAAAGTTTTAGTCGCAGACAAGAACTAGAACGTGCCATTCTTAAAGCCGCAGACATGATCGAAAAAGGAGATTATGATCCTGTTGAAAAACTAATCAAGGATGCGGTACAGATTAGTCTAACTAAAGACATGGGTACAGACTATTTTGAAGATCCTAGGGCTCGTCTTTTAAAAATTAAAAGTAACAATGGACAAGTTAGTACAGGCTGGCCTACGTTAGATCAACGACTATTTGGAGGTATGAATCGTGGTGAGCTCAATATTTTTGCCGGTGGTAGTGGTTCTGGTAAAAGTCTTTTTATGCAAAACATCGCCATCAATTGGATCACCGCTGGACTTAATGGCGTTTTCTTATCGCTAGAACTCAGTGAAGAACTGTGTGCTATGCGTATGGATGCCATGGCAGCAAATATGAGCACCAAGGAAATATTCAAAGACCTTGACACTCTAGAAATGAAGATTCGATTTCTAGGCAAAAAGTCTGGCAAGTTGCGTATCAAGTATATGCCAGCTCAGAGCAATGTTAATCACATTCGTGCATATCTTAAAGAATTAGAAATACAAACAGGGCAAAAGACAGACTTTATTATGGTTGACTACTTGGATCTAGTCATGCCGGTTAGTGCTAAAGTTAGTCCGTCGGATTTGTTTGTCAAAGACAAGTATGTATCCGAAGAGTTGCGTAATCTGGCTAGAGAATTTAACATACTAATGATTACTGCAAGTCAGCTAAATCGTAGTGCAGTAGAAGAAATCGAATTTGACCATAGTCATATTTCTGGTGGTATAAGTAAAATTAACACAGCAGACAATGTGTTTGGTATTTTTACAAGTCGTGCTATGAAAGAGCGAGGCAGGTATCAAATACAGTTGATGAAAACTCGTAGTTCGT